CCGCCTAACTTTACCCTTGAAGATCATAAAACCAAATATTACTCTGCCTCTAGTCGAGTTTGTGAAATCGGGCAGTGCTACAAAGACCCGGTCACTGGGTTGCTTACAATAAATGCCGGAATTGTTGAAGACTCATCGGATTTGGATGTTATTCTGATCCGTGTATCCAACGGATATTGGCGAAAAGTAGGCGATGTTATTGAGCTTGAGTCTCGTTTAGTTGCCGAATTTGGATCGGCGTTAAATCGTATCACAGTGGCTAACCCATAATGGCAGTTTCGTTTGTATCTTCGGCAGTCACATTCGGCAACGGTACAACCAGATCAGTATCACTTGACGCTGGTGTAGGTTCAGATCGAGCTGTCGTTGGTGGCGGGTACGATGTAAACCTAATACAGACTGTTAACAGCATGCGATACGATGCTGTTAGTATGACTGAAGAAGCCACTTCGGGAGCGCTTAAAGCATTCTCGTTAGCAGGCGTGCCTTCAGGCATAAACATACTATCCCTTACCTTGTCGGCTTATAGCAAACCTATGCTGGTGGGCGGTTCATTCGAAGGGGTAGACCAAGCTGATCCAACAGGAACTCCCACCACGAACAGCGGGGCAGGAGCCACGCAAAGTACTGCCAATACTACGGCTCCTTCCGATGGAATGATCTGGGGCGTGATGAGACATTCATATGCTTCATCAGCAAGATCGATATCGGGAGCGGGAAATTCTTTAGCGGGTTCTATACGCGATGGGTCTAGTGGGCTGGGCGCAGCTGGTGGATACAGATCATCCACTGGTGTCATATCTTGGAGCGGCGGTGGTTCGCCATCGTATAACGCAATCGCTTTACCACTAAACGCTGCTGCGGCTGGCCTAACTGTCCCAATTGACCCAGCTACTGAGATCGACACGGCAAACAGCATCACGCCTCAAGTCGATTTGCTGGTAAACATCGGTACAGCGACCGAGATCGACACGGCAAACAGCATCACGCCTCAGACAGGGCTTGAAGTCGCCATTGGTACAGCGACCGAGATTGATACGGCAAACAGCATTATCCCGCTATCGGGAACTACAGTTGCGCTGGGCATTGCTACAGAGATCGATACTGCTAATAGCATCACGCCTCAGACAGATTTGGTCGTTGGTATAGGCATTGCTACTGAGATTGATATTGCTAATAGCATCATCCCAGTGGCAGCGGCTCTTATAGCGAAATGCACTTTAGTGGACAGGAACGGCAATCCTTTACCGGGGCTATCAAATTTATCTTGGGCATGGTTTGATGAATCTGACCCTGCTAACTTCAACGCACCTATTACACAAGGTGAACTTGAATCCACTGATGGCAGTGGTATAATTGATATTGATTTAACGGGAACCTCTCTTGCTCCCGGACAGTTTGGAACGTTGATATTACGTTCTGATAATGGCGTCACGTTTGGGGCGTATAATTTACAAGTAATGGAAGGTTGATATGGCCGATTTTACGTTTAACCAAGGGCTAGGTCGCCCCTGTGAATATGCTTCCCGTGTGGCGAACAATGACCCTGCTAACTCAGCTTTGGTAATTGTCTTGCTGAAAGTTGTTGAAGCCGATAATGTGCTTGAGGATTACGACACTTTGGCAGCGATTCTGGCGGCTCCCGGCAATACTGAAGCTGATTTCACCAATTATGCTCGTATTGTGTTCGATGATACCGACATTTCTGAGCCGGTGCCGAACGACACTAATAATACTCAGAGTGTTGATATGCCAGACCCTGTTTGGGTCAGTGCAGGTGGTATCACAGACAATAACCTAGTCAAGCTACTAGTTTGTTTTGATTCGGATACCACAGGCGGTACTGACGCAAATTTGGTTCCACTTACTGCCCACGATTTCGTTATCACCACTAACGGTAATGATTTGACCGGAGCAGTGAACGCTGCAGGATTCTTTACTGCCAGCAAAACCTGATAAAAGTTTATGATTTGCGTTTTTGATAGTCCCAAAAAGGGCGATGATTGCGTATTCGATGCTTTCATAGATCCGACTTGTGTTTTCGATAATCCTGATTTGAACGGCAATTGTATATTTGACCGTGAATTATTGGAAGTCAAAAAGAATAAGAAAGGACAGGGATGGGACTGGGTAAAACCTGATGTTTTCAAGCGCAATGAAACTGAAGAAGAATTGATTTTGATGATGGCTTTACCGCCATCTTTGTTTTAACCGTATGGGTACGCGACCCTTTCGCGATATTTACTCTTTGGAGATAACCATGAGTGACCAGCAAAATGCTGAGGTGCAAACCACTGACAGCAACCTTGAATTAGAAAATCAACTTGGTGCCACTATCGATCCCGGTACTGAAGATGACAATCTGAATCCGGGGGATCAGTCTAGTAGCACAGATAGCCAAGTAACTGATGATTCGGCACCATCCTCTGGACCGACCCAGAGTGAAAAAGTCGAGATTTCACCCGAAGCTCAGAAAATTATCGCTGAAAAAGCTTTTGAGGAACGTAAAGCAAAACGTGAAAACGAGGAGCTGAGAAAGCAACTCGCTGAAGCCAAAAAGCAGAACGATCCCGGTGAGCCGCAAATGCCATCTATCCCAGATCGTTGGGACTATGATAACGAGGCGGATTACCAAGCTGCTATCAACGAATACGCCGATAAAAAGGCAGAGTTGAGGGATTATCAAAACCAGCAAACTCAATCGCGTGAAAAGGAAGAGCGTGAACAGCAGGAAGCTGAGCAAGAACGTGTTAAAGCACTAAACGAGAAAGTCGCCGTTTATTCTGGCCGTGCTACCAAATTAGGCATTAAACCTGAGGAGATGCAACAAGCCGGTCAAACAGTGGCGGCATATGGTCTTAAGCCTGAGATTGTCGATGCTATTTTAGCTGATGGTGATGGCCCTTTGATTACTCGTTACCTTGCTGCCAATCCTCAAGCGATTGATAGTTTGAACCAAACGACTTGGCTGAATGGCGCGACTGTTTTCAATGAAGTGAAGACACAAGCCACAGCTGTTAAACCAAAAACTGTTAGCGACGCTCCACAACCTACCGAGACTTTGTCCGGAGGAGCGACATCTGAGGATGATAATCCTTGGGGCGCTACGATTGAATAATGGAGGCCACTCATGGCTAATAACTTCGAAAGTAACTTTACTCGAAAGGTTATGATGAAGGTACTGGATCGTTTCGAATCCAACCGTGTACTTTCTCGTAACGTGAACACCCAAATGTTCCAAGGAGCATTTGATCCAAACTCCGGCGATACAGTGGATGTTAAACGTCCTACTGATTACAAGTCGGTACGTACTCCTACTGGTGATATCACTGGCCAGAAGAAAGACATCATCACCGGCAAAGCATCTGCTACCGTACAGGACTATATCACTGTTCCTGTTGATTATGATGAAGCCGATGAAGCCCTGAACATGGGCACTGATATCAATCGTTTTTGGGATGACATTGGCACTCGCATTGTTACCGATCTGGAAACAGATTTCGCTGGATTCATGATGCGTAATGCTGGTCTTCGTGTCGGTACTCCCGGTGAAGGTGTTAACTCTTGGTCTGAAGTAGCGGAAGCCGGTGCTTTGATGCAATCGTCCGGTGTTCCTATGGGTGCACCTTGGTACTATGCTCTGAATCCATATTCTCAGGTAGCTTTGGCCAATGAGCAGCGCTCTTTGGGCACCAATCCTGAAGTAGGTACCGCTAACGAACGCGCCACTGTGAAAGAAAATTTCGCTGGTCTGACCGTTAAAACCGCTACTACCCTGTCTTCTTACATGACTGGTGTTGGTGCCGACCGTGTTGGTGCTGTCGCTGTGAATCCTGATGTTACTTACGTAACTCATAAAGATTCCATGCGTCAATCAATCGCTGTCAGTGGTTTCCAAGCCAACTTGGAGATCAAAGCTGGTGAGACTATCGAAGTAACTGGCCGTAACCGTCTGAATCTGTCTACCCGCATGCCTGTTCTCAAGGCTGATGGCACTCAGGTTCTGTTCACCGGTACTGTGGTTCAGGACGTTACTCTGGATGGTACTGGCGCAGGTACTCTGCTGGTTACTGGTCCGGGCATCTTCGAAGCTGCCGGTGCTTACAACACCACTGACTCTGCTATTGTAGCAGGTGACGTCGTTACTCTGGGCGGTTCTGCTAGTACTGTGATTCAGCCCAATATGTTCTGGCATCGTGACGCGTTCACCATTGCTTCTATCCCCATCAAGAAGCTTCACAGCACGGATACTGTGGCTACTACTCGTGATGGCCTGCAGTTACGTACCTCGCTGTACGCTAGTGGTGATGCCAACAAGCAAACAGTTCGTATTGATTTACGTCCCGCATATGGCTCAATGAATCCGTTCTTCGCCGGTCAAGGCCACGGTAATCCTTAATAAGGACCTGTGATCTATTAAAGGGAGCAATGCTCCCTTTATGACTATCTAAACGCCTAATTGAGGAAATCATCATGGCTAAAGCAAAAGCACCTGAAGTTCAGGAAGAAGCAAAAAACCCGTATGAGGAACGCATCGTTTGGAATCGTCCTAGCGGTGAACAAATCATGACCAACAGCTGTCCTGCTACTATCAAAAAAGCAGAGGAATTAGGCTGGGAAAAAGCTGAGTAATAATTCAGCTATATAAATCATCACCGAGGTTAAACAATGGAAAAGGCCGAATCAATAATCAAATCAGCGTTGCAAGAAATTAAAGTTCAGGCCGCTGAAGCTCCCATCGAGCAAGTTGATGCCCAAGACGCTGTTCTGTATATGAACCGCATGATGGCGGCATTTGCTGCTGATGGGGTTAATTTAGGTTATACCAGTGTATCTAACCTCGGTGATGATGTGACTATTCCTGATGGAGCAATTGAAGGAGTTGTTTTTAATCTAGCTGTACGGCTAGGTAACTCCTATGGATTCCCCATAGGACAAATTCTTTTTGCCAATGCTCAACGTGGCGAAAATGTAATGAGACGCATTGCGCTAAATCTAGGCCCAATGTCCTATCCAGACACATTACCGATTGGTTCAGGTAATGAAGATCAATTCAATAGAACCGACAAATTTTATCCGCAAGAAGATACTCCTATTGAATGATGATATTGCTGATACTAATGATTACGTGGAAGTATTCGTTGCTAACGATGCCGGGACCACCGATTTATTGGTTTCGAGCGCTATTTTGAGAGTAAACTAATGCCTGATGTAGATATCCCAATAACGGATGGATTTTACGTATCGGACGCGCTTCCTATTTCTGCGCAAAGATGCATTAACTTCTATCCTAACTTTCCTGAAACTGATTCAGTGACTCAGGCCAACTTGTTCAATACTCCCGGCCTGAGTGAAGCAATCGATTTGACTAACCTTCGGGATATCTGCCGGGGCGCTCACACACTTAGGGATAAGCCTTATGTTATTATTGGCCAGAAATTACACCGCATTGATTTTGATGGCACCACTTTTACCAGCGCTCTCATTGGTACTATTGAAGGAACCGACCGAGTAATTATAGATGATAATGGTGATCAATTAGCCATTGTATCTCCTGATGCAGATAAAACTTATATCTATGATGTAGATTCTGCCTCTCTTGCTGAAGTAACAGATGTTAATTTTGATGGTCCGGCTTCGCATGTAGTTTATATCGATGGATTTTTTGTTTTCGCCAAAAAAGATGGAACTAAATTTTTCAATAGTCCATTGAAAGATGGTCGCGGGTTGCCCGGTGGAGTTGCTTATGATGCCCTTGATTTCTCACAAGCCGAAGCTGATCCAGATGATATAGCTGCGTTAGGGAAGTCAAGATCTCAGTTATATGTTTTTGGGTCTGAAACCACTCAGATATTCCGTAACACCGGCAGATCACCTGCTCCTTTCATTGGTCTATCGGGCGGTGTTGTTGATGTAGGTTGCAAATCACCTCAGACTATTCAACGGGTTAGCGGGGGCCTTATTTTCGTAGGGTCTACTTTTAACGAAACACCCTCTGTTTGGTTATTAATCGGCGGTAATAAAACAAAGATTTCCACTCCAGCACTCGATAACGAATTATCAAAATTAACAGAAGATGAAGTATCTGATCTTTTCAGTTGGTATTACGCTGAATCTGGTCATTTTTTCTATGGAATGTCATTCCCTGACACCACGTATGTTTACGATTTGGTAACTAAAAAATGGCATGAACGCCAATCAGTAGAAAAGGACGGGTCCAGTTTAACGCAATATAGGGTTGCGGCCATGACTGCTGCCTATAATAGGGTGATGGTTGGTGATTTACAAAACGGCCAAGTAGGATTTATTGACGAAGATGTTTATCTTGATTATGGCTTTTTATCCCGGCGTATCGTTACTACTAAAGCTTTTGATAATGGTGGCCATCCTATTTTCCTAGATCAAGTTGAAGCTGTCGTCGAATCCGGCATAGGTTTAACCGAAGATATGACAGTTAGAACTGGTTCTACCTCACTAGGAATTCCTATTACCGCCAAAGGTGGCTCAGATCCTCAAATCACTATGTCATGGTCTGATGATGGCGGACGTACTTTCAAAGGTCTATTGAGTCGTTCAATGGGTAAGATAGGCGAATATATCAGGCGTCCTATATGGAACAGATTAGGAAGATTCCCTCGATCCAGAATCCTTCGATTTGAGGTAGCTAGCCCAACTAAAGTTACTTTAGTTAAAGTGGAGGCCAGAATCAATGGCTGATCCTATTATTGTCCCTGCTTTTGGTCTTCCGGTAGTCGAAGAAGCCGGTATAATCGGTGGCATGGTATCTACTCAAGAGTTTCATAATTGGATGGCTCAGATCACAGAAGCGGTCAACAATACGCCTCCATTAACGGGGTCGGGTACTCCTGAAGGCAATATCATCGCATCTGTTGGTAGATGGTATGTAGATACATCGGCTGCCGTTGGTACCGGAATTTATTTCAAAGAAACCGGTGACGGCGATACTGGTTGGGCACAGAGGTCATAATGCAACCTGATTTTTTAATTGAAGATAATTTTCTAAGTCACTTTGATTCTTTCAGAAGCCATTGTGATGAACTTGATTACAGTGGCATGACTAACGAAAAGGATGGTGTATTTTACCCTAATGTGACTGATGAAATACCTGTTCCAGTAAAACATGAGATCATAGATAAGATCGAAGCGTTACTTGGCAAAAATATCAAGGTAAATGCTATGTTCCTCAGGCAGAGTCCAGAAGGGGTTAATGTCCCTCACCCAGCCCATACCGACATTGCTATGGGTCGCTACGGGTTCATGCTTTATATCAATCGTCTTGAAGATTGTCTAGGTGGCACAGCATTCATAGTCCATAAAAGAACTGGTCTTTACAAAAATCCTATTAATGACCTTCAGCAAAAAGTATGGGACGAAGATCATGCTGACTTAGATGCTTGGCAGATAAACGTTATGTGTGATATGATGCCTAACAGAGCTTTGCTTTTCGATGCAAATTTAATGCATATGGCGATGCCGTCAGGCGGATATGGGCAAGGGAATAAAGCTCGTCTGGTATTAACAGCATTTTTGGACATAGAACAATGATAAGAGAAGGCAAAATTAACGATATTCCATCTATTGTTCGAATGGCCCAAGAATTCTGGAAGCATACAAAATATCCTGATGCTCCTTTTTGCCCTAACATGGTAGCTGGGATGGCTGAACATTGTATTGATAACAATATGATGGCTGTTGTCGATATTGATGGTAGGGTATGTGGTTTTTGCTGTGGTATTAAAGGACCATTACTGGCATCACCTAATTATTTCATCGGAACTGAGATTGCATGGTGGGTAGATGAAGAACACCGATCCGGGCGCAATGCTATTGGACTGTTGAAGAAGATGGAAAAACTGGCTAAAGAAGCTGGGTGTATTCAATGGAACATGGTGTTCATGTATTCATCGATGCCTGATTTTGTTGAAGGTATGTACGAAAAAATGGGCTATGAGCCTTACGAAAAATCATACGGTAAGAGGCTAATCTAATGGCGGCAGTTACATCAGCAGTTGTAGGAGCAGCAGTTGCGGTAAAATCAGCCCGTGATGCCAAAAAGGCTCGTGAAAGTGCTGCTAAAGATCAAGAACGTGCAGCGATCCAATCGGCTAAACAGTTAAAAACTGCTACTCGATCCGGTGAACTCGACATTTTACAGGCTCAAAAGGAAGCAGCTCAACGTATTGCTTTAGGTACTACTGAGGCTGAATCTAGACTACAGCCATTCTTGGAACCGGGCATTCAAGCTCAGCAATTAGCCACCGATCAAATTCTAGGCGGCGCTCCTATCTCAGGTGGCATCGCTGATGTTGTGAGAGAAGCAGCTTTGGCCGGGGTTGATCCTCGTATTTTTGCTACTGAAGGAATACAACCTGAACTAGCTAGGCAAGCTGACTTGGCTGTTAGTGGTATCACACCTGATATTAACCAATCGCTCCTTGCTCTTGGCGGTCAAGGCATTGCGACTGCGGGTGACATCGGTGCTATCCGTTCACGTGGTCTTGAAAGTCTAGCCGATATCGCCGGTGGTACTGGGGCACAACGAGCTTCGTTGTTGGTCGGTACTGGTGGTCAATTACAAGAACTTGGTGGTTCTGCTCGTGAAGCCAGATTACTTGGTGATGTAGCAGGTCAACAATTTAGAACTAGTGCAGCCGAATCATTGGCCGGGTTGGCCGGGAGAATTTTATAATGGCCATTAATCTTGGTAATATAGATTTAAGCAATTTTAGTAACTTGAATATCCCCGCTGCTGACCCTAATGTTCAAACTGCTTTAGGTGCTGTCAGGATAGGAACTCCCGGAACTGATCCCAGTACTCTTAATCCTAAAGATATTGATGCTTTGATTAAGGCTCGTACTCCTGAAGCATTACGTTTGGTGCGCGAAGGGTCTGCAGAGCAATTGCGTCTAGCCGAATTGGCCGGTCAAGCTCAACGGGAACCATTAGAGCAATTTGATGATCTCCGTGCTTTTGAAGAACAAGCCGCGATTTTAGGGTTAAGTGGGCAATCTGCCCAAGAACAGGCTATTTCTGGAATTCCGGTTTCTGATTTTCAACGCGAATTGAACCGCCGCCAACTCGCCCAACAGCAACGCCAAGCATTTGCGAGCGGCGATGTGTCAGGAGCCTCTCTTTTAGCAGGTCAACAACTGGCGGCAGGGCAGCAAGCCGATATCATCACCAGACGACTTGCGGAACTTGAGCCTTTGGCAGGGCAAGCTCGAACAATACGTTCAACATTGTCGGAGCTAGACGAAGCAGCGCGAAACAGACAGGCCCAGATTCTTGGCGCTCGTGGTACACAGCTTTCCAATATCCGTATTGGTGGCGCTGCTCCCGTTATTTCTGGTATTCAGCAACGTGCTGATATATCCGGTCTTCAAGGAATCGCGGCGGCTAATGAACGTGGCCAATTAACCGAGGCACTGGCTGGGTTAGGTGGTCGATTCTTCCAGTCTCAGCCGGTTCAAAGTGGTATAAACACTGCCGTTAATCTAGGCGGATTTGATCGAGCCGGATTTGGAATCGACGAATTCGGGTTAACTGCTTTCCAAGACCCATTTGCATAAGGAGGCCACATGGTATCCCCAGTAGTAGCACAAGCCATTCTATCACAGAGAGCACCTGATGTTCTTGGTGCTTTTGAACGTGGTCGCGAACAGCAACGCCAATCTGATATTCGCGAATTATCAGGACAGGCTTTCGCTGGCCAAGAAGGCGCTTTGAAAGAATTGGCCGGTATAGAGCCAGCTATTGCCCTTCAAATAGGAGAGTCGATCCGGGCTAAGGACGCGAAGGATATTGACGAATTTATTCGTGATGCCCGTATCGGGCAAAATCTGCTTCAGTCTAACCCGCAAGGGTTTATAACTTTCGCTGATCAGCGTATCCAGCAAATTATGGCCCGTGGTGGCGATCCTACTCAAACCCGTCGAATTAGACAATTAGCGATGGTCAATCCGGCTGAGGCCATTAAAGAACTACAATCATTCACGGCAGCAGTTGATGGTAGTAAGCAATTGACTGAAAAGGAAATCGCTGAAACCAAGAAAATTGAAGCTGAGACTGATAAAATAAAAGTGGAGACAGCCCAAGCACGGAAAAAGCTAGAGGGGCTGGCAGAAAAGCCTGATCTCAAATTAAGTGAATTGCGTAATATCCAAAGTGATGTAGAAAAATTGATCGCTGAACCTAAGAAAATTCGCAATGCTGCTGCTCGATTAGAAAAAATCGGTGAGACCAAAACCGCTACTGATCAGTTGGCTGCGATTTTCACTTTCATGAAAGCGCTTGATCCCACATCAGTCGTGCGTGAAGGCGAACAAGAGCAGGCCCGTGCTACTGGTGGTATTTCAGATCAGTTAATCGGATTCGTTAATAGAATCCAAGGCGAGGGCGCTCTTCCTCCCGAAGTATTCAATGAAATGACTGCCACTGCTAAAAGAATCGCTAATCAGGCTGTTACTGATAGTAATCGGGAGGTAGTTGGTTTTCTAGATACTTTCGATGAACATTTACCACCTGCCATTCGCCGTAAAACATTGGCAAGATTACCTAAGACATTTGAAAATGGTGACGGCAATAATACCGGCCAAGTACAACAAATAGGACGTTTTCAAGTAAGGACAAAATAATGCCTACATTTGAAATTACAGATCCAGAAAGTGGTAAAATCGTCGAAATTACCGGCGATTCTCCACCCACTGAAGCGGAATTGGAACAAATTTTTGCAGGTGTTCAAAATGGAGTATCTACTACTGCTACTGCCAATGGCGATGGCTCACTTCAAAGTGGTAATCAAGCCGATAGACTTATTTCTGATCCTGTTAATCTTGATCTGGCTCGTAAAGCTGCCTTAGAAGTGATTGCGGGATTCAACCGTGGTGCTCTATCTGTAGCCGATATTCCGGCTGATATTGCTAATGCCGCTTTACAATTGGCTGGTTCTGATCTTCGTGTTCCTACTTTGAAAGGATCTGCTATAGGTAAGGCAGGTGCTGGCGGTGGATTTGTCCAAGATCCTAATCTACGTCAAGCATTGGGCCTTTTAGGTGAATTCACTACTCCAGCTGCCCCAATAGGAGTTGCCGCTAAGACTGGAGCAACTGGTGCAGTTGATGATATAGCAAGATCTTTCACTGCGCAAAGTCCAGCCAAGCAAAAAATCGCTGAAACATTAGCTGCTGATCCTGCCAATAAAAAATTAGCTGAATTCATCCGTGATGAAACCGGTAAAGTGGCTAAAAGTCCTCAAGCAATGGAAACGTTACGCCAAGGATTTGACCGGGGTGTAATTGCTGCTACTAAAGCTGCTACTAAACGCGATAAGCGCAAAATGCAAGGGATGGTAGACATTCTTAAGCGTGGCCGTGAAAACGCGCTGTTCGCTTCTAAGAATCGTCCGTCTGATATCGCTGGCCAAACATTACTTGAACGCGTTAATCACATTAAGAAAGTGAATAAGGAAGCAGGCGCTGCTGTCAACAAAGCTGCTCAAGATTTAAAGGGAAAACAGGCTGATTTTTCACCAGCAGTGGATGATTTTCTTGGTCAATTAGATGAAATGGGAATAACTGTTGAACGTCTAGACAACGGAAATTTTAAAGCGGCTTTTGAAGGTTCTGATATTGAAGGCGTTAAGGGAGCTGAAAAAGCTATTAAAAATGTTTTAGGTAGAATCAGTAAACTGACACCCAAACCCTCGGTAAGTCAAGCTGTTTCATTGGATATACCTAACCAAAGCATCGATGGATTATCAAGTAGACAAATGAAATCCATAATCGACTATGTTGAAAGTCCGGATATCAATGAATTTCTGGCTACTGGAAGAAAGCTGCCCGACCATCTAAAGAATCAGTTTGATGATATAGTGAAAGCTATAAATGATAAGGGCATTACTCTAGATAGACCCACCAAAGTATATAGGGGGGCGGCCAATCCTGAGACCGGAAAAACCATAACTTCAGTGACACCAGATCCTGAAGTAGCTGCTAGATTTTCCAGTAATGTGGAAGAAGTTGTTCTCCCCAAAGGAACTAAAATTTTACCGATGGGGGATGAATTCGTGCATCCCTCATTGATAGGATGGGACCCTGAAGAGAGAATTATGGAATTTATCCTGAAGCCGGGGGATTTTAAAAAAGGAACTAAGACTGCAACTGCCACATCAGAATTGGTCGGGATGGGGGGGCTACAGCGGCAAGTTTTAAGTGAATTCGAGCCTGTGCGAACAGCTAAACGACTCCCGGACGCTTTCGAAGGTCACCGCCTGAAGAAATTTATCGATGAACAAGTAACCTTCGGCAAGCAAGTTCGAGGTCTGTCCGGTAAATCTGAGCGTGTTCTAAAACAATTACGTACTGGCCTAGATAACGTACTTGATGCTAATTTTGCTGACTATGAGAAAGCCAATACTACTTTCTCTGAAACCATCAATGCTCTTGATTCGCTACAGGCATCAGCCGGTACTAAACTTGATTTCTTTGGTCCTAATGCCGATAAAGCTGTTGGTACTTCATTGCGTCGACTACTTAGCAATACGCAATCCCGTGCCAATATGGTCAGTGCCATTGATGAAATTGAAAAAGTAGCCAAGAAAACTGGTGGTAAATTTGAAGATGACATCACAACCCAAGTTCTATTTGCCGATGAACTAGACCGCATGTTCGGTGCTGCTGCTCGTACTTCATTTAAAGGACAAATTGAGCAAGCCGTCCGTACCGGTGCTGAGGTGGCCCAAGATCAAGGTATTACAGAACGTGCTGTAGGTGCTGCTGGCGAAGCTTTAGAACGCGCCCGTGGTATCAATGAAGACGCTGCTATTAAATCCATCGAAGAACTGTTAAAAACAAGGTAATAACAATGGCTCGATTAATCAATGCTTTCGAACAATTTTTCGATCCTGCTGGTGACCCTCTCATCAGTGGTAAACTGTATTTTTATGAATCAGGTAGTAGTACAGTTCTTAAAAACACATATGCCGATGTTAACGAGACCATCGCTAATTCTAATCCCGTGATTCTGAACGGCGATGGCCGTTGTCCTAATGTTTTTGGCTCTGGCTCTTATCGTGTTATATTGACTGATTCTGATGATGTACAAATTTTATCACGTGATCCTGTTGGCGGCGGTTCTGGACAGACCTTTGGTGCTGATTGGAACAATGACGCTTTTTATGATGTTGCTGATATCGTACGCGACAATGATCTATATTGGGAATCTCAAGTAGTAGATAACCAAGGCAATAACCCATCATCTGATCCCGGTACTAATTGGACTCCTTGGCCACCTAATGTAGGTGATGCTGAGGTATTTGCGTTACAAGCAGAAGCAGCCCGTGACGCGGCAGCCATATCCGAAACCAACGCCGCTGCCAGTGCGTCCGCTGCTTCTACTAGCGAGACCAACGCCGCTGCCAGTGAAACTAATGCTGCTGCCAGTGCGGCGGCGGCTGCTTCTGATGCCGCTGATACTGCCGCCGATGCTGTTGCCACGGCTGCTGATCGCGTTCAAACTGGTCTCGATGTAACAGCAGCTGCTGCCAGTGCTCAGACCGCTGAAGATTGGGCAGAGTCACCCACTGAACCCGGTGGCCCCGGCAGCAAATCCGCGAAAACTTGGGCTGGTGAAGCCGCTGCTAGTGTGGGTGCTACGCAACAAATTGCTTCCGCATCTCGTAACCAAGTACTTAACCAAGACCCTCTGAGTCAGGGAGAAGCTTCTAGGAATGGTGTAGGTATCCTTAGCTATCTAGGTAATGGCACGAGCCAGACTATCCCTACGGGGGTAGATATGTTCAGCGCTGATTTCGGCGGGCTTATTTGGATTAAAGATAGAGATGCGTTGAATAGTCATTTCTTACAAGACTCTGTAAGAAGTAACTTCGACGCTTTTTTATCAAGCGACACTACAGCAGCAGAAGCTCTAGCAGGCGGCACAGGTATCGCAAGCGTAACAGCATCGGGTTTCAATGTAGGCAGTAGCACTGGCTACAATACGAGTGGCCGTGACTACGCCGCTTGGTGTTTCCAGACTACTAAGATTGCTACTGGTCTAACTAACAGAAACAAAGCCTACACCTGTCACTTCAACCCTGATATGGGATTTAGCATTGTTGGTTATGTAGGTGATGGCGTTGCGGGGCATGAAATTCCTCACCACTTAGGTAGAGCCCCTGACCTGAGTATCTTTAAGAACAGAGACATAGTCACTGATTGGCCTGTCGTCTTCGGTGACTATTCTGAAAGACTTGATTTGAACCTGACAGGTGCTTCTGCTGCTATATCAGGTATATTGAGTACTAACACATCTATTTCTTTGAACACTTTTAATAGCATCAACAGTCCTTCAGATGCTATGGTATCTTACCACTTCGCCAATACTCCCGGTCTAATCAAGGTAGGTAAGTATATTGGTACTGGCGCTGCTGGTAACTATGTATCCACTGAGTCAGAACCCGGTAAAGGTGATGGGTTTAAGCCTGCTTGGATCGTAGGTAAGCGTCTTAGTCAGGCAGGTAGTTGGTTTATTGTAGATACAGCTAGAGGAGTCGCTAACGAATTATATGCGGATCTTAACTTTGCTGAATCTGTAGTTACTAGCATCCTTACCGCAGAAGATGGATTCATTGTCAACACTACTGGGACGGGCTACAACGCTCTCAATGATGAGTACCTATTCCTAGCTATTGCTGAAACTGGTACAGCGGGTAACCGAGTGTTCGCTCAATACGATTACGCCACTGCTGCAAATGAAGTAACTATTAATCAAGACACTCTTATCTCTTTCGCTGAAGGTTTCAATTCCAATGGTGAAGTGAATACTCAGGAGCAAGTTGGGGCATCTACTACTTTCACTGTTCCAGTAAGTAATGAGAATAAGAAGCTCTATCTCTACAAGGATAAAGCTGGTGCTTATGGAGTCACTGAGTATCGTCCTCTTGAGGAGCAGGATTACTTTGGTGTTCAGAGTCCTCTTGGAGGGGATGTAAATCTCCGAACCACTGCTAGACATTTTGACTATGAAAGTAGTACAGGTGTTGCTAGTGCTAGTGAGGAAACAGGTTCTCAAGTAGCGTGGGGAGCGTTCTCAGCGCGCCCTAATGATATTCTTCCCTCTACTTATTGGGCTGCATCTACACCTACTACAAGCTGGCTACAATATAAGTTCTCAGAGCCTAGAGTTCTTAAATCTTGGAGGCTACGTGAAGTAAATGATACTACAGAGTCCCCACGTAGATTTACTATTGAAGGTAGTAATGACGGTCTAAACTGGACTGCTATTGACAGTTCCTATACTTCAGCAGATTACTCTGGGAATGGCACTAACCTTTGGGGAGATCTGCAAGATACGTCTGCGAACACTACAGCCTATTTGTGCCATCGTATCAATATCACTGCGAATAATGGCGATGCTACTTACACCTCTATTAACCAGCTAGAACTTAACACCATCACTCCTTCTGATCGCTACGATGTAGTAGATGGGAAGATGTATGACAGTGCTGGATCTCCTATCTCCCGTGTCTATCTTGGTGAATTCCGTACTGACGGTGATGGTGACATCGTTGCTGAGACTCTTGTTAATTACACTCCTGCTAAGAGGAAAGTAATTGATGAAGAGGTGCATGGTGATTTGATTGTTCGTGGTGAGATTGAGAATCCTCAAGTAGCTACTGCTTGGGTGAACTTTGATGGGGCCCAAAACCCGCCGTTGATACGTAGCTCTTATAACGTTTCTGATATTGTCGATTTAGGTGCTGGGTTTTACCGTGTTGTCTACGAAACGCCTATGGATAACGACGCCGCTACTCCTACGGGAGCTGCAATCGAAACTACAACGTTTGGTATTGCTAATACCGTAAGATCAAGGAACTACGTGGACGTCAAGGTCAAAAGTACATCGACGGGCAGCGACGTAGACTCTAACATCGTTACAGTTAATGTTTTTGGAGGTAAAGACTAATGCACATTGTTTACATTGATAACGGCAATATCTGTCAATGCTCCAAGCCTACGTCAGTTCCAGCAGGAGTAGAGTACTGGCATGTAACTCCTGAAGAAAAGGAATTCATGGATGCTAACAGAGAATACAGAGATGCGTGGGAATGGACTCCCTCTCGTGAGGCTGATGGTATAGGAGGTGAAATATGAGCTTATCAGTAAATGCAGCTAAGAAGACGGATATAGATAAACCTAAAAAGAAGCTCGAAGGAGTGGAATTTGAAGGTGTTATGTGCTCTGCGACCGCGCAAGATATGTGGGGCCTATCTTCTATTAAGGATGATGTTCGAGCAGGTCTTACTACTCCATTTCAATTTGATAACGGTAATGTGGTTGTTTTAGGACCTCATAATATTGATGATTTCGAATCCGTATGGAAACCTTTTAGAGCGAGTTTCTTTAATGTCTAGTAATGGGTGTGGTCCAGAATGGTTACCAGAATGGATAAAAAACCTTTTATTTAACTGGTTTCATGAAGCATCATGTGATAAACATGATGAGGGTTATCAGAAAGGCGGCACAGAAGGCTATCGCGCCCATTGTGATTGGAAATTTCTTGATGCTATGTTGCGCGATAGTGAAAGATACTTCTGGACTCGGCCCATTCGTGTTGCCCAAGCTTACGTCTATTATTTTATGGTTCGTAAATTCGGGTCTTCTTCATTTAATTATAGGAAGCATGATGTATGAGCAAAATGACTTTAGGCGAAAAGCAACGTTTATTCGCGAAATTGTTACCGGGACTCATTAATCAGGCCCATCAAATGGGCTATGAGGTGACATTAGGCGATGCTTATCGTGATCCTCGCCTTCATGGTCATATTGGTGAAAAGAAAGCATATGGCCATCGCAATAGCTGTCACAAATTGCGTTTAGCTCAAGATCTTAATTTGTTTAAAGATGGTGAATTCCTGACGGAAACTGAGGATCACCGGGAATTAGGCGAGTGGTGGGAATCACTTCATCCTTTGTGCCGTTGGGGCGGTCGTTTCAACGATGGTAATCATTATTCCTTGGAACATAACGGGTGCATGTGATGGCTGATCCAATGACTATTAGTGCTGTTGCAGGACTGGCCAAGGGTCTTATTAACCGAGTATGGCCTGATCCTATTCAGCAAGCTGAGGCTCATCACAAATTAGCTGAGCTGGAGCAAAAAGGTGACTTGGCTGAATTAAATGCCTTCGTCAGGCAGATCGAAGGCCAACTGGCTATTAACCTTAAGGAAGCTGAACATCCGTCTATTTTCGTAGCTGGGTGGCGTCCTTTTATGGGCTGGGCTGGTGGTGCTGCTATGGCCTACCAGTTCATAATTTATCCATTCCTAATTTGGGTATGGGCTATATTTCAAGCCTTCGGGAAAATCCCTGCTGGAGTTTCTCCGCCGCCTGTTCTGGAAACGGGAGCGCTCTTCTCTGTCGTCATGGGTATGTTAGGTATAGGTGCCCAGCGTAGTTACGACAAAGCCAAGGGAACGGACACGAAAAAGCCGGGAGGTAATTAAATCATGAATGTTGCGAAACTCTCTGCCGCCGTCGCTTTGATCGTGGCTATCGGCGGTGTGGTCCTAGCTGCCGAAGACCGCTATGCGAAACATTCCGATGTTGCTAAGAAGGTCGACGCCCCCTATCTGATGCAACAACAAATCATTGAACTTGAATCCCAGATCGAAGAGGCTGAAGAAGAACTAGCAGTAATACGCAATATTCCTGAAGAAAAAAGGGATGCTGTAGATAAATGGAAACTAAATAAACTGCCTAGTAAAATAAAAGCCCACGAAAGAAAGCTAAATCATTGGTATGAAAGTGAATAAGGACCATATCGGGATGGATAATTTTAAACACTTAATTGAGAACATACCGCCTTGGGCGGGAGGGGTCATAATGGCATGGTTCTTGGCCGTATTACGTGTGATAGGAGATAAGGAAGAAACTAGTTTTACAAGGATTTTATTAGAAGGAGCTATTTGCGGGGCACTTTCTTTATGTGCTGGGCATGGGCTAGCCCAATTGGGTTTTGGCCAAAATTGGTATTTATTCTGCGGTGGGATGATCGGGTTTATGGGGTCACAGACCATCAGAGCTTGGGCTAAACGATGGGTTGGTAAGAAAATCAATTAGCTGATTAGGGTCAATTTCGCTCCAATACCATAGACTACGTTCTATATATTGGGCTTTTGTCATACCTTTGGCTATTTCTCTGGCCCATCCCCAATCAAATAGAAAGTACCGGTCATCTACTTTTACGAATATGAAGCAATGACCAGCTTTCTTACCCCTGCGTTTGATCCAATTGATTTGTTCAGGAGTGTACTTGTCCGGCTTAACGAGGTTACTTCCCTTAAACTTTGGGATTTGCTTCAACTCGATCCACCCATTCACACCATTGGCACCAAAAGAAAGATCCGGGATGCCGTTTGAGTACTTGTCCTCGTGAGATTGGGCATCCCACCGGGTGCCCATTATCTTCATCAAATGCTTTTTGAATTGGTTCTCACGCCTGTTCATCAAGTACCTTCTCCACAGCAGCAGCGACAAGGACGTCGCATTTTGACGAAAGAAATATCGTCATATTCTTCTGTATATCCCTGATTATCTCAGGTCCTCTGCTATCCACGCAGAATTTCTCCGCAAATTGGATCGCTTCGATATAGTCCGCTGCCTTAACTATTTGATCAATTACACTATCTCTATGTAACTGTTTAATCCCGGCGTATAGAGGCAAGACTTCATTATCAAAACTATCCAGATCTAGGTATTTTTTCACGGGAGTAGGTATATCCCCCGTATAAAGTTCTGGTAAATCGTGATATAAGGCCCAACAGATCAGCTGAGACTCATTGATAGGGCTGTCAAATTCAAGATTTTTGTATATGGCCATTGATATCATGGCCACGTTGTAAGAATGTTCAGCTACGGACTGTTCGCGGGACATTTCAATAATGCCCCAACGTTTGATATTTGACAGCCTCATAACTTCTGTTAGTGAGAAATCAAGTATCATAGTTACTCCACGTGATTCATTAAGCCAGTGGTATCATCGATAGCCCACTTTCTGTTAATATTAATAGCCATCTTCTCACGCTTAATTGCGTCTAGGTCCCAGCCTTTCAAATACGCAATGTCCTCAACAATGATGGCCACATCAGCTAATTCCATAGGATCATCTTGTGCCATCAAGAATTCCGGCAACTCTTCCAATGCTAACTTCTGAATTGCGTTAGTCACCGTTCGATCTGGAAACACTTCATTAGCCCAATTGACAATCATATCCTTAGTGGATTGGCCTGCCGTAGACTTGGCTGTGATTGCTTCTCGTATAACAATTGCCTTTTCTTTTAGCTCCTCTAAGGTGCCATTATTGTAGATTATGATGTTGCAATCTGACATTAGCACTTCACAAGTCGGATCTACCTCTGGCACTCGCTCTGAGGCGTCTACCCAGATGGCCAGATCAAACAATCCTTCTTCTTTTGCCTTCAGAAACTCATCACGGCTACGGATACCGCAATAAACATCACACTCAGCAAAAATATCTCGGGCCAGTTTGGTGAGGTCGGGAGTATTGTAGGCTCTGATCATCTCAGCCCATTGTTCCCGCTTATTTACTCGATCCTCAAAACAGTGCTCTTTAGTCTCATAAAGATTCCACATTTCTGGCCAAATAACTGTCTCTAGCGCTATCATCGAAGAACTGGTGAAAGGTAGTCCCAGAAATTCACAAAATTGGTCTTTTCCGTGGCGACCATGACCACATACCATTATCTTCACTTGGACTTCTCCTGTTGATGACGCCAATGAGGGGTATGAATCACATCTTGGTGTTTAGGACCTACACCGACCCAATCAACTGAACACCAATTATCTGGATTTGTTGTCCGGGCTATTTTATTGATCTTGTTGATCAATTCACTGGCGTCCTCTTCATCCATATAATTGATGAAGTTCAAAAACAGTTTGTCGGGGGCACACCGGTAAATTGCCTCCACTGTTTGATTGGTGCTGAATGAAAAAATTCTTCTCGGCAGTTGTGTGACGGTAGTCAGCTCCGGTTCCATTCCCAGATCTTCCCAAGATAACTCGACTTGGTCAGCATAACCGGGGCCACTGGTACCGATCATATTACCATCTTCATCATATCGATTGGCCACCCGGATCGGGTAAGTTCGCAATGTGCCGTACACTTCGGGATTAAGCCACCAAGGCAAGGCGCAATCTGCCATGACTTGAGCCGGGGTTACATCACGCGATGTAGTGTATGGATAAAAACCATGATAAATCGACAGACTGTAGCCCTGAGCACCCTCGATCTGAATAGCTTTAGCATTGGCTATCTCGTAGTCATAATCATACCGGGATACCGCAATGCCAATTCCCATTTGAGCGATTTCATCTAGCCATTTCTGGCTTATTTGCGTCAAAGCTGTAGGATTATTTGCCGGGTCTCGCTCGATTCGCTCGATGATCGCTGCCCCGGTGCCCTTCATCGTGGACCCAATTTTTACGTTTCGCATTTCCGTTTCCCGGTGCTTAGCGGTCACTACGACAGCCTGAGGATGAATTACTAAACGCTTCCCGATCAAGAGGTCTTTACAGGACTCGATTTCTGAACGTAAACGATCTAAATCAATCACTGATCCGGGACCCATAAGTATTGTATTCAGTTTCGGAGACACTACACCATTGGCCAGCATACAATGAATAAACTCGCGACCTTCTTCATCAATATAGGTGTGACCAGCATTCGGACCCCAAGCCGTAACAACTACATCAGGTTCATAGAATTTAGCTAAATAGCCAGCCAACAAGCCTTTACCAGTGGAACCATATTGTAAATCCAAAATCATGTAAGCTTTTTGTTTCATTTTATTTTCCTCTAATGGGCTGAAAGTTTCTAATTCATGTTGATCTAACATTATATCACCTCAGTGTGATGATGTCAATTTATTTATACCACTCTGAAGTTCCGCAATTGCATGATGCAAAGGGCTCACCGTAATGGATATTCATTTCTTCATCACAACGCTCACATGAGGTTGTTTTTCTTTTTTCATAATCATCTGATTTCCAAAACGGAGGTTCATGGTATTGTTCATTATCAGGGTATACATAAACGTCAATATATACCCTTGGTTTTTCTGGCTTTGGTGCTTTTTCAGTACCAAATGATTTGCCAGAGAAGTGATGTTTATAGAAGCCATCATATAACGCTCTGTGCTCTGGGCTTTCAATTGCGATCGCTGCAATTTTACTGGCCGCAATGCGGCCTCTTTGCCAAACGCTATGATCATCACTGTATTCATAGAACCAATCAAAGTTATTTAGCTTTTCCCAGTATTGTTCAAGATCCATGGCTATGCCTCGCTTTACAGGGGCCGTCTAATCCGGCTTCATATTCTCCACATATTTTACACACGTGTAACCCGCCATCTATTACCATCACCGTTAGTTTATTTTCCCTTTGTATCTCTTCATCAGTGAAATCATCGCTTGTATACAGTATATGTCTCATGTCATTCACGCTACCATCTGGTTGTTCTTCTTTCATTACATCCACCTATCGCTTGATTTAGATTCCCACCAGTTTCTGCCGGGATGGTTTACTTCCAAAGTTAATGGCACTCTCAGACCCCTATCGGCCTGTACCGCCTCCTTGACGCGTTTGGCCAAACGCTCTTCCTCACCAATGGGGAGTGACAAGGAGTAGGAATCGTGAGTGTTAAGAAGCATTTTGCCATAACTACCGCTAAGGGCTTCATTGATAAGGAGCCAATTCCGCTTATTCTCGTCAGCGGCTGTGGCTTGGATAAGTAATCCTGAAGCTTTATATGTTTTGTTTCCGTTGGGGAATCGAAGATGGCGACCGGACCTTGTAAATATATATCCTCGTTTACCGGCAGTTGCTTTGCAACCATCAGCAAGTTTACGGACTCCGGGAAGTTCCTCGTGGTACCTTTCGATGACAGCCATTGCTTCAGGTCCGGCTTTTTTGTACACGACTTCTTTTCCATCTTTACTATCCTTTGGTGTGAAGCTTTCCCAAGACCATGGCATATCCATCTTTTCAGCAGTGGTACCGTTACCTTGGTTGAAGATCATAGAGAGGTTAAGTTGTTTGGCGTTCGGTTCGCCTGAATACGTTGCGTTACGTGGCAGACCGGTCAAATCCGCAACAAACTGGTGAAAATCTGTTTCCGGATTTTTGGCAAATACATCCAAAATGTCAGGCGTTCCTACTAGGTGAGCAAAAATGTTCACCTCGAAAGATTTCAAATCAGCATCAATCCAGCTGTGACCTTCATCTGGCAAAAATACCTGTTTTACAATCTCAGCTACTTTTTTGTTTCGATCCGGGATCTGCTGTAATGCTGGACCGGTATAAGACAGCCGACCAGTACCGGTCCCACCATCTTCGCCCTTGGTCTGGTTGATGTTAGGGTAAACCCGGCCATTCTGAGCCGATTCCAACACGTGGCCTACTAGGAATGTATCGCGGGTTTTGATCATACTACGCAATTCTAAGATGATACCTGCCGCCGGGTGGCTCATAGCCCTCATTGCATCAGCACCCAGACTAGCGTTACCAGATTTAGTTTCTTCCAATGGAGTTCCATCACAGGCCCACCACCGACCTTCCCGCCATTCTGGCTTGAACAACTTTTTCATATCACCGCTAGGCTGTGGGTTGCATTTAAAACCGGCCACTTCGTCTAACTGTTTTTGCATTGCGTTAATAACAGTGGTCAATTCACCCACGGCCTGTTCTGCCTTAGGAATATCAACACGAACACCGTGCATTTCGGTCTCGATCATAACTGGAGTCAGGCTATTTTCAAACGCTACAATTCTTTCCAGACCTTGGTACTTGATTTGCTCTTTCAGGTAGTAGTATAGCGATAAGGTGGATCGGGTATCACCTTTGGCATAAGGTGCGACAATGTTTGCAGGTGCATCGGCGATTCGACTCATTTGGACATTTTTAGTGGCGCGACCGCCGAACATATCTGCCAAATCCTGATAAAGCTGATCACCTTTTTTCCAGTCATTCGTGTACTTACGTGCCAGATTGTCCAATGAAAAGCTGTGCTCATGTTCATTAACCAAACTTGCCATAATACAAGTATCCACGCACTTTTCCAGTGGCAGATTTATTCCGGTAACTTTAGACATACGGTAATCAAATGAAAGGTTATGGCAAACAATTGTGCCAGTAAACATGCTCATCATCCGATTAAACCACTCAACAGCTTGTGGTACTTGGCGAATGTCCCAATAGTAGTCTTTACCATCGGGAGTGCTAATGCTAAAACCAAACACACGGTGACCGGCCATTGGATTCAGGCCGGTGGTTTCTGTATCGTAGGAGAATTCTGGAAATGCTAAAATATTAGGGAACATTTGTATTCCTTAGATGTAATAAGGCGGAGTATCAAGATAAACTGATGGATTGCGACCACCAACCCATTTTAAGGCTGGATTCATGGTTTCAGGGTCCCACATACGCAATTCATATGCTCCAGAGAGATCCATCAGATTTTGTGGATTTTCAGCTTCCATGCGGTCGAATTCTATTTCACCTAGCACATGGTCACAAGCCAAATCAACAGTCCTTTCTTTTACTTTTTCAAGGCTACTGTCTAGGTGTAAAGCCAAGAACCCTATTTGGCGTTGGCCGTTGAGAACTACTGTTGCCCAACGTTTAAACTCAGGCATGTAGACTACGAAAAATCTCATGATAACTCCTTGTTGTCTCTATTCGCTATTAGGGTTCTATTATAACAGGCCCCGAAGAGCCTGTCAATTATTTACGAGTCCAACGTGCTCTTTGACGTCGTTTCTTTTGACTCATTCTATTGGGGCGACGAGTTTCGTGTTCCCATTTACGACGTTCTTTTTCAATGTCCATGGTTGTAGACACTGCTGTTGCTCCCATTAAAGCCGCTAAGATAGGACTCACTCCTCCAATCGATCTCATTTTAATTCTCCGATATTTAAAAACAGTTGACGCCCCTAAGGGCGTCGTTAGTGCTGATCAGTATTCAGCTTCTTCTGTGTTGGCCGATCCGGCCTTTTCGTCATCGTAATTGGCCGATTGTTGGCGTTGTCCTCCCTGAATCGCTTCATACAACTTTTCAGCTTTCAGGTAGACTTCTTCGGATGGGTACCCATCGCTATTAATAGCAATGTTTTGGAATTCACCCTTCGCGCCTTCATCATCAACCGATGTGACCATGTACGAATTAGCGAATCGATCGCCACCATTCAAACGAACCAAGCTGTTGAATTTGCGGCTGACCTTCATCTTAGACTTGGCCATAGAAAGGATAACTTCGTTGCCATCATCCAACAGTACAAGATGCTCAGCAGTAGGTACCACTTCCAATTTGTCTTCGTCTTCCTGAGACTCGACGAAAGCTTCAGCCTCTTCAGGAGTATCAAATACACCACGTAAGCCACCGTTTGTGTCTTTTTGACGATCAACCCAAACAAGGAAACGTTTCACGAAGCTGACTGGGGTAATACGCAATCCGTCAGGATAAAGCTCTCCGGTCAGGGTATTGAACAGCATACCGGCCTCAGCGCCTTCGATATACTCATCTTTCTTTTTGTTGATCTGTGGGGAAAGAGCCTGCAACACATCAATTCGGGGCAACTGCAAATCGTCTTGCGACACATTTTCGTTACCACGGTTCATCCCTTGCTTGATGTAAGCTGGCATTTGATCTTGAGTTTTGGCTACTTCTTTTTTCTTAGTCATTATGACTTTCCTTTTACATTAAAGTTAGTTTTACACAGGTTAACGAGATGTGCGCTCGATCCTACGCCTTTACTACAGTTGCGCGTGAATAGGGTTCTACCTTAAGTAAATCTTTCGGGTAGGGTTTCTTTTCCTTCATCATTTCTTTTACGAAGGCTTTGAGTGTTGAAGAATTCACTGTACTGGCGATCATTGATTCATGGCCATTTTCCTCCAGCCATTCTTGCAATGCTTCTTTATTTGCGGCAGGGACACTGCAACGGATGTCAGACGCAACCTGAAGACGACCAACATCGTTGACTTTCATTGTGCCGATGTCTTCTTCATCCATTCGCTCTGGTACTACACTGATAGTCAGGTAATCATAAGCTTTTTGCCATTCAGCCTTGACTTTATTGAATTCGTCGACATTTTCTTTCAGTCGCTTGATTTCAGCAGCCAATTGAGAAATTGTCATCGACTCATAGGCGTCGGCGTCAACGTCAACAATCATCTGAGCTACTTTACCAGCATCAAATGCGATCATCATTGCGGCGGATAGCCATTTGCGGAATTCAATCTCATCAGATTGGGCGATGGCCTTTTGAATGTTGACCATGATCACACTCAGGTATTTGTCAACTTCAGGCTCTTCTAGCCATTCTTGGAAATCGTCTTGATTCATTTTAGTATCTCCGGATTTAATTTAAAAGGAATGTAGGAGGCGCGACGGCCATCCCATTTGAGGAAGTTATGATTGCCCGGACCGAGTGACATTGTTACTAGAGCCACTACCATCGGATTACCAGCTGGAATGATGTAGTCTTTACCGGGAATATATTCAGAACGAAATTTACGAATATCAGATACTACATCAATATTCTGCTGGGAACCGGGAATATTACGCAATTCACCTTCAGTGATAAAATGCACTGTTCCGTACTCTTCTTCTGCCGACGAATAATCGTTTTTGCCCTCTTGGACAACCCAAACTCGGTTTATCATTTCATTACCTGTGTCTCTATTCACTATGGGGAACATTATACCATGGCCTAAGGCCGGTGTCAATTATCTACCCTTGTAGGCTCTCGACCGTACGGTTTGTTCCCATTCTTCTTTGTCTTCGTCGTTTAGCACTGACGGTAGATACATCGAAAAATTCGAAAGGGGCATATCCAGTTTCGCCGCGATCTGGGTTGCCGACTCTCCTTTCCTTAACCATTCCATTATTTTACGCCGATTATCCAACATCCGGCGTTTTAGCGGATAAACTTGTGGCTCCGGTGGCTGATAATTTGGTAACAAATCACAAAGTTCTTGAGCTATTGTTTTCATAGGTCCACCCAATTGTTCCATTAATCATTCCTCCTTGATTAATGAATAGATCATATCGGCCACTGATTTTTTGCCAAGCAGCGCGTTTATGATTTTAGTATCAATGGTCTTGTCACAGGTTAGGTGGATATAAGAACACCCATCTTTCTGGCCGATCCGATGAATTCGGTCCTGAGATTGCGAATAATCCTCTAGACTGTAACCTTGTGAATAGTAGATCGATGTTGACGCCACGGTCAAAGTCAATCCGTAGGCCGCTGCCCGTGTTGCCAAGAATACCTTTGTATCCGGGTTATTCTTGAAATCATGGACTGCGAAACGCTTCTCTACGTCGTCTTTTCCACCGTGGAATTCTACGACGCCAATGCCAGCTTTCTTGAGCGACTGCGAAACGAGTTCGATCTCGGGACGGAACTGACACCATATGACGACCTTACCGCTAACTTCGTCCATGATGTTCATCAGTTCTTCTATCTTGGGATTCTTGCCGGGAATCGGCTTGGGTACTACTTTTTCGCCGTCATCCCAAGGGTAAAACCCACCAGTGATCTGCTGTAATCGTAGCATCTGTTCGAGGACCGTGGTCACCTCGTATTCTTCACCATTGACACAGGAATAAAGTTCGTCTTTCATATCAGTATACAGCTTTTTCTGTGCCGGAGTCATGGTGATATAACGATTGGTGAATGTCTTTTCTGGCAGATCGACAGCGTCTTTTTTCTCTACTCGCATGGTGACTGGCTTGATCAGTTCCATCAGTTCATCTTCATTCTTATACCCGACTATCTTCTGGACAAATTTATCTCGACCTACTTCGATGCTCATTGTTACGCAATACTGTGCCCGGAAGGAATAGAACGAATCATAACCGATAATGTCAGGATTAAGGAATTTATATTGCGTGTATAAATCTTCTACGCCCTGTGTTACTGATGTGCCTGACAGAATCACTCGTTTATGGGCTAATTTGCCGAAGGCGACACAACGATCTGTCCGGGTTTTACTGGGAGTCTTAATACGGGAACTTTCATCAATAATGATGGCACAACGGCGGGTATTCAGGAACCGCGAAACGTACTCATGTGCTTTGCCTTGGGATAGACCTTCAATTCCTACCACCAACCACTGGAAATCTGACGGAGTTTCGATGAATTTATCCGCTGCTTTATACTTGCCTGCTGTTAACACGTGGCGTTCGGTCGGAATCGGGCAATGGGTATCCAATTCATCTTCCCACACCAACTTAATTGAGGAGGGACAAATTACAATAACGGCGTCGATTTGGTCAGTCATTCGCCATGCTGCCGCTAGGTTGATGCTGGTGAATGTTTTGCCCAGCCCCTGCTCATAGAAAATGGCACACTCGTTTAGCGGGAAGAATTTTTCCAGTCCGGTTTTTTGATGTGCCATCGGAGTGTTTTTGAAGTTGTACCAAGACGGAAATGTTTTGTGAGCTTGTGGCTTTTCGCGGAATTCCAGTCTCTTCACATTGAAAATGGTAAGAGCTTCCTCGCTGTACATCTGGGGATTGTTGAGATGCTTGTCCATGTACTGGATATTACGACGAAGAGCGGGGACGGCCCAAGTGCGAGAAGCTTTACGGAAACGACGATCCGGTATTTTAACCATGATATCGTTCCATTCGAACCCGTTCTTGATCAAAAACTTGTTCGTTTTTGCGTCATAATCAATTTGTACGTTCATTTTGTTTTCTCCATTACGAACCTGAAGCTAACTCCGGAATGACATTTTACCAGAACGCGATATTTGCCTTCTGGCATTACCTCAGGAAGACCGTTATCAAAGGCTAGTTCCGCTGCTTTACTGGGGGAGCTGGCTTGAATGTGGCCCAGTTTGAACAATACTTTGGAATCGATGCCTTTTGCTGTGACACTATAAAAACGATGCTCTCTGCTAGTCACAGTCGATATCCTCGTTATAAGCAGGCCAGCTGCCTTCAGCTACCATTGCGCAATAAAACTCCTCGTGGCGTTCTTGATCACGAGCATCCATTTCACCTATCATCAAAATAACAATGAATAGTGCTAATATTATGATCATCGTAGATACACCGATGTCAAATCTTGTTCTTAATTGGTCCATTTTATTGTCTCTTTTCGCTATTAGGTGTAGGCCTTGCACCTACTCGGAGGTCAATTGTCTGGTTACCCGTGAACCTTGTACTCTCTAAGTCCGTAAACCGGCTGTCTTTTTTGGTTTAACGACCTAGAAGCAGCTCTTAACAGGTCGGGAGTTATCATTGGCCTACCTTACCGGTTTTCGTTTAACGTCACTTACACTGACGGGTTTTCATACCCCATGGAGGCCTACCGCGCCCGGTTTCCTCGGCGCTGCTACTGTCCATGGCAGGGAGAGCGTTATCCGCTTCAACTCTCCAAAGTACCAAGGCGGATACTCAGTCGCGGGACTTTTTACATGGTCCCAACATGACAGGTTTTAGGGCGGGGTTCACACCCGCTACACCAGTTAATCTTTACGTCCGCTGGCTAGGACGTTCCGGAACTGCCTGTGAGGGTTGCGTTCAGCTCCAAAACCTTGGAATTTGGAAGCGGAGACTGGATTCGAACCAGCGACCTTGAAGTTATGAGCCTCACGAGCTACCATCTGCTCTACTCCGCTTTTAACCCGGTACACACCGGGGCGGGTTATTTTAGTTGGAGAGGTCACCAACCCTGCTGAACTTCAGACCTCTTGAAGACAAATTATAACAGGCCCCGGAGAGCCTGTCAATTATTCGCCTTCAGTTTCGCCAGCTTCTTCAAAAGCTTTCAAAACGTCATTGACTTTCGCAGTGTCAGCTTTATACTGTGCGAAAATCGCTTGACGAGCAGCTTTAGCAGCGGCACCGGGGGTCTGACGCCAGCCTTCGTCTTTACAGGCATCATTGTAGTACTCGCCTTGGCCCAGAGTTTTCTGCTCAACTTCGTAGGTGTCTTCACCATCAACTTCGGATTCAACAACACGGAACAATTCACGAGACGCACCGCCTTTGGCCTTGGGGGCTTTACGCTGGAAAGTACCATCTTCATTCTTGATGATCTTGCCTTGAGCCGCGAAGTGGTCGGTTAGGTAATCCAAGTAGGACGGGATAAAATCGTAATCTTCCAGAGCGTCAACCAGATCGCCACGGGTCATTGGCTCAGTAGATACGGCATTCAGGAAATCATTTTTCTTCAGTTGCTTCATAGCAGTTGCTTCAGACATTGTCTTTCTCCACAGTTAATAGAACGTGATTCATTCACGACAGGGCAAATTATAGCATCCCCTTCAGGGGCTGTCAATTATTTGCGACTCTGAGTAGATTCTCCATCCTGAAAAGTAGTACCTGTTTTTCCAACATCTGGTTTTCTATGGAAGTTCGTAATCCGATTCCCAATTCGTCTAATTCGCTCTCCGTCCAATCTGGGGATGCTAATAATTTCGCGTATTTCTTCTTGAATCGGCTATATAGCCATCGTGCTCGTTCCGGAACTGTTATGATCGGAACATCGCCTAGTGTACAATTACAAGATCGGCAAGCGGTAACGATGTCTTTCATTTCGAAATGTCTACTAGTGTTAGCTATGCTCACCGGGATCAAGTGATCTCTAGTTAGGTCTTGGGACCATCCACAATAGCAACAGGTTTCGTGTTTAGTGTTTTGCATGGTGACTTTCTTTCCGTCTTTCCCTTGGACTCTGGGATTCTACCATATTGAACCCCCTCCTACAAGACAGACGCCAAGGAAACCCCAAGAACGGGCGACGGAGACCCGGTCAGAACCCGGATTGAGGGTGTCCGGAATGGCCGGGAACCCGGTCGGAGGCGTGGAACTGTTTCACGGGGCTAGTAAAAAAATGGCCTCACTAGGAGGCCATAGAAACAAGACGATCAAGTCCAGAGAGAGCTGTATCTTCCACAATACGGGAGAGATTATAACACAGCTCTCAGAAATCCGTCAATACTCCGGTTCTATTTCTTCGGTAACACCTGACCAATGATGTGGTACTTCATCCCCAGCCTTCCAGTTTTTCTCTATATCTAAATCCATATTGATCCAACAGTTGGTACGTGCTTTCTGGCCTCGTGCGTCATACCTAGTGGCATTACGCTTGAATTCGAAATTCTTATTGTTGGATAGCTCCTTTCGAACGCTGGTCATGATGAACGACTCTTTTGCATCGCGTAGCCCCGGCAAATTCTTAGCGTACTCCAGTATTTCTGCCCAAGTGACACGTGTTTTATCTTCCAGCCATTCGGTAATATCTTGGATACCGATCTCTTCAAATCGGTGGTGGTTATTGATTCTATTTTGCATTTCACGCAATGAGGGTGGCACGGCTACCAGCATCTTATTGGCCGGGTAGTCTAATTCACCGGGACCAAAACTGTTGATGATCTCGCCCCATACCTGATCACGAATTTCATCCATTACCCCGGCATCTTGATCACCTACTCTAATGGATACGTCGCCGTGATCAATTGATAAAAACCGTCTAGCCCCAGTAGAATCGCGGTACACATCACGATTATTAGAAGTACCGGCAAGAGCACAAGACCTAGGATAATCAATGCTGTCATGGCCATATGGTAGGCGCATATTATCCACCTGAGAAGAAATGAATTGTTTGAATTTATCATCTGATGATTTCCCACCTCTCTTAATCGGGTTGAGTTCTGGCATTTCCACGATTATTTTTGCGTGGAGCTTCATTAATTCATCACGGTTATTCTGGCCACCGCCTACGATGCTGTCCTGTATTGAATCTGTGAACCACTTAGGATCAGGGCACAGCTCCCGGAAGAATAATGACTTACCAATACCTTGGCCACCGAATATATTGAGTACGATTTCCATCTTACAGCCGGGAATACAGGCACGAGCCGCTACGCCCTGCATCCAGAACCATAAGAAGGATTCATAAATCTTGGCGGTTTCTGGACTGTAATTGGGGTGGAGCGAATTATTGCCTAAATCTAGTACTTCATAACATAGGCGCTGGAATGCTGGGCCGGGACCTTTGCGATTGGAGCCGTGATAATTTTCTTCTACTTCTGCTGTCGGCCTTGGGCATCTTAACATGTAATCACGAGCAAGGTTGGTATGTGGGTTTTCGTAGGCGATATACTCCACCCGATCTCTAACATCGGTCTTGGGGAAGTCTAACTTGAATTTTTTCGCAATCCAAGTCTGAATGCCGATAGACCAATCTACACGTGATGCCAGAGTCTTGCTGTTGATAGTAAAGCTCTGTGTGAAATCGTCATATTCAATCTTACCATACTCATGTTCAAATAGTGGTGAACGCAATATAATCTCAAGATTCTCCACACACTTAATTGGTCTATCCTTTGAATCCCTGATAAGGTTAAGGCCTGAAATTTGCTTTTTGGTCTTGGTCTCTTCCTCAGCATTCTTGAAAGCATCTGATTCTAGGACTGATTCAATCTTACGGCGGACCATATCTTCATCAGGTGGGTCCATTCGCTCTAGGATCTTGGGCATCAGGCCCCAGAGTTGGTCCTCTGTATATCCAATACCGGCGAATCTCATCAGATCCATGTAAATGTTACGGTCGCGTCCATCACCATGTTTGCCCGGTGCTGATTCGATATAAGAATCTTGTAATTGGATGCCACCACTAGGTGAGTCTGGCTGTCGATCGTTTAGTACATCTACTAACCATTGAGGCATATCCTTGATCTGAATTATCTGATCATCCCATCGATAAGAGCCATCTTTCTTTGGTTTGCGTGATGGTTCGACAAATGTGATGCCGCCATTTTCTTTTGGATCTTTTTTGAGGCCACCACGAGTGTCAATGCCGGGAATACTGAATTCAGAATTACTGATGATTTCTGGATGGTAACGGAAGATTAAATGGCGTCCGCCTGAGGGAGTGGTAGCTATCAATGTTTGAAGATCTTCGCCTTCACTGTCGTTGTATGAACCATAGGCCATTTGAAGATCGGCTAAGTTTTTGATACCATCAATATCGCCCTTACGATCAAGGTCCAAGGCGCAATAACCAGCTGATCCACCATGAGCCATGGCAATTGAAGCACCAATATAACGACCTGTTACTGGATGCCACCACTCATCAATTTTCTTTAAATCTTTAGTTGCGTGGCGTTGTGATAAGCCCTTGGGATAGCCAGAGTATTTACCTTCACTATCACCGGGACGGAAGGGCACGATATGAATGCCATTTTGTGCATACCATCGGGCAGCTTGATGAATTTTGATGTCATAATCGTCAATTTGATCAATGATGTTACGAAGGGCGACGACATCAAGAAAGACAGGTGCGTCTCTCCGTATAGATTTCTCGGACATAATGACTATACTCTATTTGTATTGTGGAGGACCATTATAACAGGATGATTGGAGTCTGTCAAGTGTGATAGGCAGTGTGACGGTTCGAGACGGAACTATTACGCAACAAAGCGCCCGAAGGACGGGGCCTCTGGGGAAATATGTGGTAGGTGTATTATTTTTATTTTATAAATTTTTTGGAAAAAAAAGGGAGTTTCCCCAGAAACTCTCGAAAAAACCGGGAAAGGTTAGAGCAAGTTATATCTCACATTGCACAGGGACACACACCCCCTCCAGAGGCCCCGTCCGACGCGAATTTTTGGGGTGTGTATATTCGGAGACAATGAGCAAATATGTGGGTTTCACGAGAAAGTTTCACGAATATACGCACACCGGAGGGTATGTTGTCAAGTATTCAGGAAGCCCTGTTGGACTCCCTCAATTGCACTTTCTGAGGCCCTATTAAGTATTCCTAATTCGGTTTCCAAGACACATTCTTTGTTGTCCCGGATTAAGGTGCGAATATTTGCTCATCAATACCTCAACAGACTCTTCGAGGATCTCAGAAGCTATTTCGTAAACCTCACCAAGCTCCTTGCCACGTAGTGACAGAGCAGTCTTGTCACCATTGTCCAGCGATTTGCGACCACTATAAGCACGACATTCTTTATAATGGTGACGACTTTTACGCCCTTTAGCAGCTGTAGTCAGTGCTTCGTTAATTGGTTCTTCTAAAAGTTCGATTTTAGTCTTGCCAACCTTGATGATTTCGCCATCACCGCACTCCACAGTTGCGTAACGGCTATTAATATTTGTCAGTTTACCGATGCGAAAGCTAACTTCGCCTTCAGTATCAGTCACAGGGCAGGAAACTTTAGCACCAACTTTAATTTCAGTAGTCATTTTTTAATTTCTCTTCGCTATCGGTGGTCGGAACTGTTTGCCCCAACCTCTAAACTCTATTATAACACAGCAGAACGCAACTGTCAATAGTTTAATGTTTCTGACTTTTAGTTACAACCACTGCGCCAAATTATTAATATGAAATACTTGACAAAACCTACCACTTTGTGGTAAAATTACCAGTACAATCTTAAAATAAAGCCGATTATGGAAAACTGGTACGCTGTCAAAACAAAAACTGGTTTCGGTGAACAGGACAAAGCGGAAAACAACTTATTAAGCCAGATGATTGAAACTTTCAATCCAAAGGTGGTGGTAGAAAAGCTTAAACGAGGCAAAATAACCACCGAGCTTGAACCAGTTTTTAGAAACTACGTTTTCGTGAAGTTTGACCCGGCGATAACAAGCGCTGCTAAAATTAACAATAGTTTCGGTGTCAGTAAGTTAGTTACATTTGGTAACAAGCTAATAAAGGTCGACGAAAGACTGATCGACCAACTAAAAGAAAGACACCAAACCAGAGAGCCTATCAACTCAATACGACCAAACAAAGGCGATACAGTGACCATAAACAAAGGTCCTTTTGCTGGAGTTGAAGCGATTTACCAAGAGCCAGATGGGGAGACCCGTTCAATGCTTTTAATGGGATTGCTAGGCGGACAACAGAAGATAATAGCAAATAACGCTGATTTTCTGTAAGTCAAAACAAATTGATTAATTGGAGCCACTGTAGGAACCTGCAGGGGCGGTAGCGTGAAAGAATGAATGACAGTGCCAACGTCTGGTCTACATTGACTGACCAACAGCAAGATTTGGTGATGGAGTACATACGCCATGGTAACAAAATGCGGGCTTACCGCACTGCGTATCCAGTACCGGGCCAAAATGAAAAGACTCAACAGTCTTCTTGCTACAAGGTGTTCAATAATCCAAAAGTTAAAGCCGTCATTGAACATATTCAAGCAAAAGCTATTGAACGTGCTAACCTTCGTATTGAAGAAGCTATCGAAGATTTCGTCGAATCTCAAGTCGAGCAAGCACTTAAATTCGAGCAAGCTACGATTGATGCTGAATGGGTATTGCGTCGAGCTTCGCTACTGGCTGATTTTAATATTCGTAAGTTTATTAAAGTTGATAGTCATGGCAATGCTGTTTATGACTTTAGCGATGCTGATGATGACGATTGGTATTGCATCCAAGAATACACGGTCGAAGAAATAAATCGTGGTAAAGGTGAAGATACCTATCCAGTTGATAAACTGAAGATCAAAACGTATGACAAACTCCGGGCATTGGAGTTGGTTGGCAAGCATGTTGAAGTACAAGCATTCCGTGATCAGATCGGCGTTGGCGATCCTGATGGCAATCCAATTCAAACAATTGAGCGCGTGATCGTTGACAGTACTACAGCGAAAAGTAGCTAAGGTTTTTGCCCCGCTATTAGAACCCTCCCGATACAAGGCCGCTTATGGTGGTCGGGGATCAGGCAAATCTCACTTTTTTGGTGAGCAACTGATCGATGATAGCCTTTATGAACCCGGTGCTTGTGGTGGCCAAGGATTGCTATCAGTTTGTATTCGTGAGGTGCAAAAATCACTGAAGGATTCCGCTAAACGTCTATTAGAAGCTAAACTAAATGAGTTTGGCCTAGGCGAAAAGGACGGGTTCAAGGTTTTCACTGATCGAATAGCAACGCCCGGCGATGGTGTTATCATTTTTCAGGGTATGCAAGACCACACAGCAGAATCAATCAAGTCCCTTGAAGGGTTCAAACGGGCTTGGGGTGAAGAGGCACAGACCCTTTCCAGTAACAGTTTAAGGTTATTGCGTCCTACTATTCGGGCACCTGAATCCGAAATCTGGATGAGCTGGAACCCACGACTAAAAATTGATCCAGTCGATAAGTTATTTAGAGGTAACACGCCTCCTACCGGTTCTATTATAACCCGTGCTAACTGGAATGATAATCCTTGGTTCCCAGCAGTGCTGGAGCAAGAACGCAAAGACTGCCTACGAAACAACCCAGATGAATATGACCATATTTGGGATGGTGGCTATGTTCAGATTGTTGATGGTGCTTATTATGCTAAACGCCTACAGCAAGCCAAGAATGAAGGGCGACTAACTCGTCTATTTGAAGACCCGATGTTCACTGTCCGCCTTTTTGTTGATATCGGCGGCACAGGCGCGAAAGCGGATTCATTCACTATCTGGGCAGCTCAATTCATAGGCCGCGAAATTCGCGTTCTAAATTACTACGAGGCCCAAGGCCAAGACCTTGCTACCCATTTAGCGTGGATGAGAGGCGAAGGTTATACACCAGATCGCACTAAAATCTGGTTGCCACATGATGGGTCAACTCATGACAAGGTATTTGATGTTTCTTATGAATCATCCTTGATCGCCGCTGGTTATGAAGTGGAAGTGGTACCAAACCAAGGCAAAGGCGCAGCTAAGTTGCGTATTGAAGAAGGACGCCGGTTGTTCCCTCGAATATGGATTGACCAAGAGAAATGCGAAGGCGGTATCGATGCCCTTAGTTGGTACCACGAAAAGAAAGATGAGCACAGAGACATCGGCCTTGGCCCTTGTCATGATTGGTCAAGCCACGGTGCCGATTCATTTGGCTTAATGTGCGTAGTATATGAAGAACCACAACCAAACAAATCTAAGAAAATAGACTTCTCAGGCTGGGGATAAGATGCCAGATTTTAACGAACATAGTGACGTTTTGATGCTCATCAAGGACGCCCAATCGGTAGACACCGATGAGCGAGAGCAGGCCCGTGAAGCCCGTAATTTTCTTGATAAGCGTGACGGTCAATGGGAGCCAGAAATCTGGCGGCAATTTGGCACCGCAAGACGCCCTCGTTATACTCTGGACAAATGCAACCCTATCGTTAACCAGATCACTGGCGAACTGAAAAAAGCTGATTTCGCTATTAAAATCGATCCAGCCAACAGTTACGCTGATGATGAATCAGCTAAACTAATGTCTGGCATGATTCGTAACATTGAGAATCTATCTAAAGCCACTCATATCTACAGCTATGCCGCCAAAAACATGGTTGGTACTGGTATTGACGGTTGGATGGTGAAACAAGATTGGGCCGATGATGAATCATTTGACCAAGATTTGTTCATCAAGCCTATCTATGATTTTGTAAATTCAGTCTGGTTCGATCCAGACGCAAAAGAACGTGACCGTTCAGATGCCAAATGGGCAGTACGTTTGGTTCCTATCGATCGCAAAAAATATGAAAAGAAATGGCCAGAGGGGTCTGGTCTCAGCATTGCGGTAGACCGAACTGCCAACGTCTACACCAATAAGGCTGACACCGTAACAGTCGCTGAATTTTACTGGGTTGAAATGGTGCCCGTTGTTCTTATCCAGATGAATGACGGATCTGTCTATCGTGAAGACGATCTAGAGCCTATTAAAGATGAGCTGGCAGAAGCTGGCATCACGGAAAAAGCTCGTCGTACTCGCCAAGATCGAGTAGTCAAAACCCGCAAGCTGGATGGTGGCGATTGGCTAGGAGGTGAACGCGAAACGGTATTCAGTTGGATTCCTATCATTCCGACCTATGCCAATTATAACGTGACCGAGAACAAAACAATCTATCACGGCGCGATTGAAAAGCTGTTGGATGCTCAGCGTATTTATAACTATGCTAGATCTCGTCAGATCGAAGAAGGCGCACTGTCTCCACGTGATAAGTATTGGATGACGGAAGCGCAGGCAGCTGGGCATGAAGACTCTCTTCGCACGATGAATACCAACGCTGATCCTGTTCAATTCTATAAACCAGATCCTAAAGCTCCGCCGCCATATAAAGGCGGGCCACCTCAAGTAAATCCTTCGTTAGAAGGCACAGCACTGGCAGCGCGTGATGATATCACTCAAGGTTCTGGTCTGTTCAATGCTTCGATGGGCGATAACCCCGGCCTTCAGTCTGGCGTCGCTATTGAAGCATTGCAAGAACGAGGTGACACTGGCACGTATGAGTATTTCGAAGCTCAGGAAGTGGCGATTTGCCACACAGCACGTATTCTGATTGATGCTATTCCTAAGGTTTACGATACTCAACGCCAGATCCGTTTGGTCGGTGAAGACGGTGCTGTTTCAACTGAGATCGTTAATCAGGTTGTGATGGATGAAGAAACCAAAACACCTGTCATGATCAATGATCTATCACGTGCTCGTTATAATGTTGCGTGTAGTGCCGGTAAATCGTTCAGCAGTCGTCAACAAGAGTCTGTTGCGGCTATCACTGAAATGGCACAACTTGATCCGTCTGTTATCACCGAAGGTGGCGATGTTCTGTTGAAGAACACCAATGCTCCGGGTCTTGATGTCATTGCAGAGCGGAAACGTATTCAACTCATCAATGCAGGTATCATTCCTGAGTCCCAGTGGACTGATGAAGAGCGTGAACAAATCGAGAAGGCCCGTGCTGAAGCTGCTAATCAACCCCAAGAACCTTCACCAGAAATGGTGTTGGCGATGGCTGAAGAGAAGAAAGCTCAAGCTGATATCATGGCTCAACAGATCAAGCAGCAAGAATTGACTCTCAACGCTGAACGAGTTAAAATTGACGCCCAGAAGGTTGAGATCGAGAAAACGAAACTCATATTGGATGCTCAAAATAGTCAATTGAGGGCCGAAAATGAGAGGCTCACGGCGATTACTAAAGCGCAAGAAACTGGTGCGAATGTTGAGAAGATCCAAGCCGACACCGCTAAAACAGTTCAAGAAATTAGAAGCATGTCGACAGAACAACTCGTGAGGATTGCCAATGGCGATGAAGAGTCAAGCCCGAGCTGAGCTGGCCAGAAGGGAGCTTCAAAAGAGAAAGGAAATAATCTCTTTGGCTCCTTCTCCGATCATAAGCGATGAAGTGGCGAAGCACATTGAACAACGAAACACTGAGTTGCTCAAATTAATAGCTGGCGTTGCTGAAAATGGGAACAAGCAGTCTGAGTCGATTAATAGCGCGATTGAGTTGCTAAAAAAATCCATCGAAGGGCTAACAAAAAGTACCGCTGAAGTAACTGAGAAGTCCAGTAGAGCATCGTCAGCAAAACTTGATGTCCATATGGCTGATATTAATTCAACAATAGAGGCTGTGATGGAATCAATTACGACTCTAGCTGAATCTTTTGCCGCTGCTCAGATAGCAAGTACAAAAGCTCTTGAAACCATTGGTGATAGAATCGATAATATCGAAACAATTCAGGGCGCTGAAGTTATCAGAGATAGTAGCGGTAATATCTCCGGCTTGAATTACAAAAGAGGTTGATATGAAAAATTTTGTGTTCATGGCGGGGCTACCTAGAAGTGGTTCGACCCTCTTAGCCAATGCCTTGAACCAAAATCTTGATTTCCACGTATCACCTACTAGTGGCATTATTGATGTAGTCACAGCCGCAAGGCAGGCGTGGGACCAAAACCCTTGTTTTTTGGCTAACCCTGATGATGAGAAAAAATTAGGTGCCCTTCGTGGGATAATTGAGGGGGCCTATTCCCATCGTGAAGAATCTTTTATATTCGATCGATCGCGCGGTTGGCCTCATTATTTTGAATTATTGGAGGAAGCGTTCCCCAATACCAAGATGATTTTTTGTGTCAGGGATATAAAGCAAATAATAGCCTCTTGGGAATTGCTTTGGCGTCAGAATTATTTGCGCCATGACAATATGACAGATGAGCATCGTGCACAGTGCGCTACACGTAGAGGGCGTATCCACTACCAGTTACGCTTCGATCAACCGACTGGCATTGCTATGTCGTGGATGCAAGATTTGTTTGCAAGAGGGCACGGTGATAAAGTCCATATTGTGGATTATGATCGCTTTACGAAAAATCCTCAAAGCGAATTAGATCTGATTCATGATTATATAGGGTCACCACGTTTTGATTATCCTGTGCCATATGTGATGCAAACGATATTCGAAAATGATTATTACCATGGCAGCGCTGGATTACACGATATCGGTGAAAAAATAGAACACAGAGTCTTTCCGGTGGATGATATCCTAGGAGATGATCAAAACGTTCTAGAAGGACTTAATTTTTGGGAGAATTAACCGTGGAATTTCTTAAGACAACATTGCAACTGACAAACGATTCTACAGCGTGGGGTTTGGTTGAAATTCACGATAAACAAACCCATGAAATTTTGAACCGCTATAGGGTTTCTGCTGTGGATGTTGAGAAAATTCACAGAGGAGAAATGCTACCGCCTAACTTTACCCTTGAAGATCATAAAACCAAATATTACTCTGCCTCTAGTCGAGTTTGTGAAATCGGGCAGTGCTACAAAGACCCGGTCACTGGGTTGCTTACAATAAATGCCGGAATTGTTG